GGAGATGTATGACCGAAGAAAAAAAATTAGTTGAAGGACTATATCCTAAAGAAGGCAAAGTTGATTTTGTTAAATGTCAGCTATCAATAAAGAAAGATCAATTTACTAATTGGTACAAAAAGAAATTAGAAAACAAAGATGATGAGTGGATTAACATTGATGTTTTAGTTTCTAAACAAGGCAAGTGGTACTGTGTTGAAAATAATTTTAAACCTAAGAGTAATGCAGCAGTAGAAGATAATGATGCAGAGGATATTCCTTTTTAATGTTTGAACAATTTACAAAAGAAGAGGTTGAGACATTAAAAAAAATAGCAGACAATCCTATTTTTAAAAAGTCTCAGCCTTTTCATGTAACAAAATTAACATCACTAGATGAACTAAAAATAAATATTTGTCATTTTTACGACATCACTCAAGAATTATTTTTAAGTAATCGAAAAGATGCAATTTTAGTTCAAGCGAGAAAAGAATTTGTTCATCATGCAGTAAAGATTAAAAGAGTTTCTACTGAAACAATAGCAAAAGCTATGAATAGAGATCATTCAACAGTTTGTTATTATTTAAAAAAAGCATCTCCAGAAACAGATAAGTTACTGCAATCATTTAATGATAGTGGAGAAAATGGCAACTAAACACTTTAAAATTTATGATGATTTCTGGTTGCCAGAATACACTATTGCCCAGACCTATCAATGTGCTGTTTGTAATAGTTGGTATGGAACTGACATACATCATTTATCTTCTCGTGGAATGGGTGGTAGTAAAAATGATGCAAAAAATTACATCGAAAATCTCATTTGCCTTTGCCGAAAATGTCATCAGACCTGCCATAGTAACAAAGAGTTTAATACAAAAGCCAGGATAATTAATTTGCGAAACATTGCCGACAAATTGGAAAGTGAAGTGGATGGATAATAGTTTTAATAAATACGATCCTCATGCAATTGCTGAAACAAAAATGAAAGCAATTGTTAGTTATAGAGAAGCTAAAAGAATATTCAATCAACTTACTAGAATTAAAGATGAAAAAGAAAAAGCAAGATATTTACATTATCGTTTTTTATCTAATGAAAAACATAGTGTTGAAGATGCAAAAGCAAAAGCAAGAATAGATCCAGAAGTAACAGAAGTTAATAGTAAATTAGAACAAGCTGAGAAACTAATGGATGAAATGTTTGCACAACTTGATCGTATTACAACAAAAATAGAACTTATGGCAGATGCCAATGCAACAGCTAGAGCAGAAATGAAATTAGGTGGATTACAACCATGATGGTTAAGTTATCAAAAAAAGAAATGTCAGAAATAAATCAATTTGCAAGTTTACGTTGGCAATTGTCGAGAGCAGCAGGTGTTGTAAATCAACGTAGAGACAACAAAAGAACTGACGATGATGTAGACAAACTTGGCTACAAAGGAGAATTTGTTGTAGCAAAAATATTTAACTTACCATTTAATCCTGGAGTAGCAGGAATAGATGATGGTTATGATTTATGGATAAATGATTTATCTGTTGATGTTAAAACAACATTTTATCCTAGTGGTGTATTGTTATTTAAAAGTATTCAGTCATTTAAAGCTGATGTAAGTGTTCTTGTTACTGCAACTAAAAATGAAGATACTTTTAATGTAGTCGGTTTTATTCCTAAAAAAGAGTTTGAAAAAAAATCTAAAGTTTTCAATGGCAATGGTATGGCTGTTCATCAAGAATATTTATACCCAATTGAAAGACTTTGGAAATATACTAAGCAAAAGGAATTATTAAATGTCTAAAAATATAATTAATATTGTGCAATTAGATCAAGGTGGAACTAATCCTAAGTCTGAATTGTTTGAGCAACCATTGTGGGAGTTGCACTTTGAAGATGAAGATAAACGTATTCTTGGTAAAGCTAAGATGGAAGAATATTTATCTAAAGGTTACAATAATACTGTGTACCAATTTAAACGTTGGACAGCTAACACACCATCTGGAACAGAAGTACGTCTTTGGGCAGTCGTTTTTACGGATAATAGCCATGATCTTTGTGTCGCTAATAAATTCTACCAAATGCTTAAAGTTGGACATCAACGAAAAGATGAAGAGAAATACAAGGAAATAGAAGAGAAGCTACATCTTAAACGATTACCAGAAAATACTGCTTTGTTTCATCCAAAAAGTACAACAACACCAGATGAACGCAAAGAACTAGATAATTATAGAAAAAAAATTTTAAATGAAGCCAGAAACGAAGAAGAAAACCAAGATATCGTGAGAGGAGAATACTAATGTCAGCAGAGAGAAAACCACTAGAGCCAGTATATTATCGTAAAGATTTGGCTAATTTGTTTGGAATATCAACTAGGACTTTACAAACGAGATTGAATGAATTATTTATACAGCATCCCAATATTTCTTGTTTATCTCGTTATATAGGTAAAAAGCAGTTTTTTACCTACAATGACATTGAGGAGATTAAACAATTATGCTTACCCTATTCAAAAGAAAAGAAAGCAAGTTCTGGCAAATTAGAGGTACTGTCAGAGTCGGCAGACAAATAATTACAGTTCATAAAGAGTCTACTGGTACGACAAGTAAATCAGAAGCTACTTGGATTTGTGAGAACAGACAAGAAGAAATAAAAAATTCTATTTTATCTACCCATAATATGACATGGGGAGAATGCTTTGATAAAATGCTGGACAATCCTAAACATTGCCCATCATCTAAAAGAATGTCAATATTTAACAGAGTAAGAAAAATGGTTGGCGATTTTGAGTTAAAAGAATTTAACGATGATTTAATATTCAGAAAAGCCTACGAAATGTATCCAGTTTTAAAACAATGGAAGGGTAAAAAACTAAGAGATCTCAGTTATGCAGAACGACAGTTAGCATCAGCAAAAAATAATACGGCAAATACTGGCTTTGTATTACCTATATCAAAAGTGCTGCACTATGGAGCAAAACAAGGTTGGTGTAATGATCCAACGATTGAGAACTTTGAAGTATTAAATGCAAGAGCAAGACAAAAAGAAATATTTAGTTTAGCTGATGTACGAGCAATAGAAGAAAAATGTACTGACGAGCATATTAAATTTTTATTCTTGTTTTTAATTTATGTTGGTTGCCGGATATCAGAAGCTCTGAACATGAGTTGGATAGAAAAAAATCCATTAAACGATAGACCAATGATTGATTTAGAAAAAAATAAATTTAATATTTGGATGTTCAAAACGCAAGAATGGATAACAAAACCAATACATCCTAAGATAAGAAAATACCTGGATAGAATAAATTTCAGAGAAGATAAATTATTTGAATGGAATGATTTGCATGATAGACAAAATAATCCATCTGGAATTCCTACTAGGTGGTGGACTATGTGCCAACAAGCAGGAGTTACATATAAAAATCGTCATGCTTGTAGACATACTCACGCAAGTTGGTTAGGACAAAAAAATTCACTACAAGGTTTAATGACTGCTGTTGGTTGGAAAAGTTCTAAAGTGGCACTTGGTTATGTTCATACTAATCAAGATGAAGTAGAAAAAATGATTAATGGATTGCCAGAATAAAATATTTTCTGACCATTTTGTGACCACTCTATAAAAAAAAATTAAAAAATGGCTGATTTCTAGGGTAAATTAGGTATACTTTTTTCTTGATATACTAGGTGTCATAAGGTAGTATTAAAGAAATAATGAGAAATAACAAGAAAAATTGGGAAATTTTTAACAAGGGTAGGAAAGAAAATGCAACTATTTACGACCATTTTCTGACCCACCCTGCTCTCATTACGACCACTTTTAACAATGGAGATAGTATGATGGTTGAAACTATGAACGAAGGTAGAAGTAAATATAAAGTTGATTTATTGAATGAAGTTAATCTTAACAAAAACTTTTTAAAATCTGTTGAGGGTACAGTTTATCTTATGGCTGACCATAGAACAGTAACAGGTATGAATAAATATGAAAACAAAGTAGCAAAGCTAGAGAACAATGGTTTTACTTCTTTTGATTTTCATTATCAAAATGGTTTTTTTATTGGACATTTTAAAAGAAGGGTGGCTCAATAATGAACGAGGATATTAAAAACATAATTGATAAAATTAGAAAATTGCAGCAAAGAACAACTGATAATGGTTGCTCTCAAAATGAAGCCATGATTTCTGCACAAAAAATATCAGACTTAATGCAGACATATCGTATTAAAGAAGATCAAATAAATTTTGACACTGACGATATAAAAAGGCTTTTTTACGAATTTTCTAATGCTTTCGGAAGAAGCCACCATCCGGTTGTTTTTGCTTATGAAGGAATAGAGGCTATCTGTGGTGTTAAACTTTACTGCACAACAGATCGAATTATCGATGATAATTATAATACAAAGAAAATTTTTAAATTAGCCATCACAGGATTTGATGCCGATGTGGAACAAGCTAAATATTTAGTTTATGTTGTGCAGAAAGCAATCGATAATGAAATTGTAAAATTTAAAAAAGGTAATGTTTATAAAAACTCTGAAAGAAAAATATCACTTGTTAATGGATTTGCTCAAGCCATGTCATATCAAATTGGAGAAAGATTAAAGACAATGGCAAAAGATAATGCTTGGAAAACATATCAAGAAAAGAAAAAGCAAAATTTAGAAACCGGAAAAGATTTAGTAATTGTTAAAGGGCAATTAATTAATCAATGGTTAAAAAATAAGGGTGTCACTCTAAGGTCATCAAGATCAAGCCGGTCTAACACATCTGCAAGTGGACTAGGAAAGAATGCAGGAAATAATGTATCTCTGAACAAGGGTGTTCATGGATCAAGTAATCAACGATATATAGGTAATTAACTTAAATATTTAATATCTTTTATAACTCCTTTAGGGATGACTTGTGATCTACCAAATAAGTCATCCTCATCGTGAGTATCTTTATCAGCTAATATAACAACAAACTCATCTGTTTCTTTATACAGCCAACCAAGAGAGTCCACACTACATACAGCAGACTTATCAAGATCTTCTTTTTCAATCCAACCACCAAGAGAGTTTTCATTTGTATCAAGCCAAGTAACTAAAACTATCTTCATTTTTTCCTTAAATGTTTGTACTGTTTTCTTTGTTCGACTGTGCCACTAAAATAATCTTCGTTCCAATTGTCGTAGTAACCAATTTTTTTTAATGACGTACTAGCTTCTTCTAATTCATCAAATGATTGTATGAGTACCATTAGAAAATCGTTATGACTCTCCCATGCTGTATCTTGCAAGAAATCTATTTCTTCATCAAAATCCTCTGGATGTGATGCCATTAAATATACATCTCTTGGAACATACACATAGTTAAGTGCATGAATATAGTCGGCTAGTTCATCAGCAGTTATGGATAAATCAGAACAAGCAACGATAGAAATTTTACCTTTAAAATTATCAGCTTCTTTGATGACAGCTTCAAGGTATGTTGAGGGATCGTTGTGTTCTACGATGTTTATGTGATTGTCTAGCCTTGTTTTTTTTGCGTAAGGACAAACAGGAAAGTTGTTTAAATGTTTGTTGGGTATTTCTAAAAAGTCTTTCGACCAGGATAATATATCTTCCTTTATCGTTCTCACTTTTTCTTTATTTGTTTAGAGATATACATATTCTTTACCAACGAAGTCTTACTTCCGAATTTTTTATCAGCTTTTTTTTTGGCAGCAGAGTACCCTTTTTTATTTTTTATCTTCTTTGACTTGCCTAGACTTTTTGGTCTTGGCTTTTCCCATACCGGTTTTTTTTTCATTTCTCCTCATTACTAATGGTTGTTTCCACTCTCCTATTGTGAAAGTGTTTGTTAAAACTTCTGCAATTCTTTTTAGTTCTTGGTCTACCACTTAACTTTATTTGACCAATAAGCTGCTGACATCTTACCTTTATTGATATTCTTACTATGTCTTGCTTTGAATGACCTGGAACGAGCAGTATTTTTTTTATCTCCAGACACACCTTGCTGACCAAAGCGAATAGTTTTTATTTTACTACCCTCTTTGGCAACAACAATGTGAGATTTTTTAGGATGCGATGGAGTACGTTTTGGGCGATTGAACGCACGCACTCCTGCTCTTTTTAATCTTGGATCTGCCATTAATTAAATAGCACCAATCACTACGATTACGATTATCGCAACAATACCGGCTTTAATCCAATCCTTCATGCTCCAGTCAGACCACTCTTTTAAGTGACTCCATAAGTCTTGTAATAATTTCATATTACCTCCTATTTTTTAAAAAATTTAGTAGCACCTTTAATTCCAAATGATGCTGACACAATGACACCTAAAGTGTATTTGTACCAATCTGGTGCTTGACTCAATGCTTGAAAACCATTGAACACAATATCTCTGCCCCAGTCTCCACAAAATGATAAAATCAAAGGTATGCTAAAAAGCAAAACCAACCATTCATCTTTCCATGATCCTTGTGTATTTTTGATTGCTTCTAAATCCCAATCAACCTCTCCTTTAATTTGTTTTTCCATTAAAGAAGTCTTAGCTTTTATTTCTGTAATCTTTTGTTCTGCTTTTGCTTTACGAGTATCTACAACACCTTTAACTACTTCTCCTGCAACACCTAACAATGGTTTTAATAATAAATTAATCATAAATTACCTAATTGGTTATAATAAAGATAAAATTGTCCGATTTGGGTAAAGACTAAAACAGCAAAAAGAATTAAAAAAATAATTTTAAACATTTATTGTTCTATGCTCTCTAAAATCTGACTTAAATAGTGTACTCTATTTGTCGCTTGATTTTTGTACCATACAGAGTCTTTTAGTTCTTCTGAAGCTGATTGGTAATCGGACTTGCTTAAAGCGTCTATACAACGCTTAAAACGAGAAAATCCTGTCTTACCTAAGACAAATACGCATTCAATTACTACTTCACGAGCAATTTCACTAATGTTTGGACAATCTTTTAATATTTCATCAGCACCTCTTACTGCAATAGCAAAATCGTACTCAAAAACTTTTTCTAAGTGTTTTTGATCGTAATGTTTATCATCATCCCACTTTTCATCAGACCTGCATAAATGACCATAACCAATAGTTCTATTGGGTGGTGTCATACTATCTAAGTAAACCATATTAGAATATCCTTCATGTTCTTTAATACGATCAATTAATTTTTCATATTCCATCTTGTCTTTTCCTTGCGTAAAATTTGTAAACCTTTTTCCAGGTAAATCATGGCATCGCCTAACTCTTCCAAAGTATCGACAAACATTTCTTCTAATTCTTTATCGGCTTGATCCATAGTATTGCCAAACTTCTTTGTACCTGCTTGGGATCTATCGGCTATGCGTTGGCAAACTTTTCTTGCAATAGGATCTTCTATATCCTTCATATCGTACCAGTCCATTCTCCCTTATCGTTTAAGGGCATTGAGTAAATAACTGGCTGTGAATTTATAATAGCACCTACACTAATAATTGGTCTTTTGATATAATTTTTTGCATACTTAAATGCTTCATGTTTTGGATTTATAGAACAACCAACACACATAGCAAAGTTTAATGCTAGGGGGGAAGATATGAGAGTTAGTTGGCTTAACGTGTGTTGATGTCCTGCCACATAACTCATGCCTAATTCTTTTGCACTAGCAACAACATTGGATTTAAAATGATGTGTAAAGAAAACTTTAGTCTTATTTGGCAGCTCTACAATAAGTTTATCATGCCAAGTCCATTTCCATTTCTTTTCTATTTCTAATATGTCGTTGATGTGTCTAAGAAAAGAATTTGGTATTGCAGATTTTTCTGCAAGTCGCTGAATGCGTATATCGTGATTGCCATAAATAATTGGCATTGCAGCAGGAAATATTTTGCGTAGTTTTTTTATACATCTAATAGCATCTTTTATTTCGTATTTTATATTAGGTAGTTCTGCACTATGCAAATGCTGACTAATTGCATGAAAGTCTACAAGATCTCCAATATGAATTACTTGCGTTGGTTTTATTTTATCTCGTAATTTTTTTATCCATTCAAAATAACCCGGCATTTGATATGGAAAATGCGTATCACTAAGAATAAGTAATCTTTTTGTATTCATACATTTCCTTTTATATGGATGGCTAATCCAAAATTTTCATAAATGTATAAATTGCTCCTAATATGCCACCGATGAATAAGGCAACTTTTAATCCTCCCAAACCTTTGTTTGATATGGAGTTTAAATCTCGTATTTGTTTTTGCATGATAGAAATATCTTCACGCAAATATTTTAATTCTGTTTTTACTTCTGCTATATCTTTTTGCCACTCAGACATTTGAATTACCTATGTTTGAGCCACATTGAAATATAACTGTTAATCTTCTTTCTTTTAAATCTGCATCAAGATAATTAGCTAAGTTGTTTTTTGCTAAATTACATTCTACATTATCATTAAAGTTTAAAGGTACTTCACTTTTAAAACAAAGTGTTTGATCTAACTCTCCTACATTAAGCATACAAATCATGGCAAATATTTTAAACATTATTTCATTTTAGATAATGGATTATCTAATGCTCTCTTAATGTTTTTATCTGTTTTTTCTTCTAATGCTTTCATGTCATCTTTTATATTAGTTATAGCTTCTTTTAAATCTCTTGCGTTTTCTCTGCTATCTTCTTTAACTTGTTGTTCTACATCATTAACAATCTTTTCA